CGTCCCATTTCGGCACAAATGGCAGAACGACTGAAAGGTAAATGAGATGTCCGAGAATGAGAAAATCGATTACGACTTCCTAGACGTGCTTGGCTCTACTGGCTTGAATCGTCAAGCCGGGATGATTGATGAGGAGTGGCTGCGCGCCTTACAAGGCGACAAAGGCCAAAAAATCTTCACCGAGATGCGAGACAACGACCCGGTCGTTGGCGCGATTCTCTACGCTATCAAAACGCTCGTTCGGCAAACGAAGTCGCAAATTAATACAGCGGGCGATAACCCTGTCGCAAAAGAGTACGCGGCTTTTGTAGAGGAGTGCATTGAGGACATGTCTGTCACATGGCCTGATTTCCTCGCAGAGGTGCTCTCGTTCCTGCCATACGGTTGGTCCTATTTTGAGATTCTCTACAAAATGCGCGGGGGCTATAACGAAGATCCCAAATTGAGCAGCGCGTTTAGGGACGGGCGCGTTGGCTGGCGAAAGTTTGCAGTGCGAGCACAAGACACGCTCTTTAAATGGGAGTTCGATGACGAGGGTGGATTGTTAGGGCTTTGGCAGATGGCCCCGCCTACCTATGAGCAGGTGTATATTCCTCTTGAGAAGGCGTTGCATTTTCGGACTGAGACACACAAGAACAATCCTGAGGGTCGTAGCATTTTGAGAAATGCATATCGATCTTGGTATTTTCTCAAAAGGATACAAGAGATAGAAGCGGTGGGCGTAGAACGTGATTTAGCAGGGCTCCCAGTGATGCAAATCCCTGTTGAGCTTTTAGCCTCAAATGCGAGCAGCGCGCAGAAAGCTGTCGTCGCTGATTTTCGCGATATGATACAGAAGATCCGTCGTGATGAATACGAGGGCGTGGTTATCCCGTCTGATACTGACATCGACGGGAATCCTACGGGTTTCAAATTGAGTCTACTCAGCTCAGGCGGTAGACGCCCGCTAGACGTTGACCAGATCATCAAGCGCTATGAGAGCCGAGTCGCATTATCGGTCATGGGTGAATTTATCCTAACGGGTGTAGACTCACACGGCTCGTTCAGTTTGGCGAGTAGCAAAACAGCGCTCTTTGCTCAGTCTCTCGGTGTCTACTTGCAGTCGATTGCGTCAGTGTTTAACGAGCAAGCGATCCCGCGATTGATGCGACTCAATGGTTGGACTGACGCAGACAATTATCCCAAATTGGTATTTTCCGATATTGAGACGCCAGACGTGCAAGAGCTAGCAGGTGCACTCACAGGGCTAGTTACCGCAGGAATCATCACGCCTGATGACGAGCTTGAATCTTGGGTGCGCGATTTCTCGGGCTTGCCTGTCGCAGATTCAAACACACAACGGCTTGAGGATCTGGACGCATACGCTGCAGCAGACGAGGCAGCGCTTGACCCAGAATCGGACGAGGTGCGCGAGGCTCCTGAACTCGAAGAGTCCCAAGATGAGACAGAGGAAGTTGAGACAGAGGGGATCGAGACATCGGCAGAGGTGCCGGTTGCAGCGGTTACGCTCAACGGTGCTCAGGTTTCGTCTCTTCTTGAGATTATCCAAAACGTGTCCGGTGGGATGCTGCCAAGAGGAACAGCGCTGCAGATCATATCGATGGCGTTTAACTTGAGCACAGAAAAGGCTGATCTCATTTTGGGATCGGTGGGGCGCGGCTTCGAACCGGAGGACGAGTCGCAAACTGAGACAATCACTGTAGAAGAAAGCGAGCGCAAAGATGGCTGATACTAAAGCTGAAGCAATCGACAAAGAGAGCTACCCCTGGAAAACCTGTATACGGGATCAAAGGAAAGCCGGGCATTCTGAGAAATCCGCTGAGAAAATCTGCGGCTCTATCTACTGGGATTACGGACCGGGCAGAAAGTCGCAACTTGCGAAACACGAGGACCGCACAGCCGAGTGGGGCAGGATCTACAACGCGATCCTAACTGACACGGGAGATGCAGAGCTAGCGTCTCAAGTTGCGACAGAGAGAACAGAGCTTGAGGAACAAGAGCAGCACGATCACCCGCACACACCAAAGGTGATTGCGCTGTTGGCTCTGTCTCAAATCAGACCGGGCGTGCTGTCTCAAACTGAGAACGGAGATCTTGGTGAGATGTGGGAATTCCTACAGTCTACGTTTTCTCAATATCGGACAGAGCCCATGATGCGCGGGCGGGTTGTTGCTGCTGCGTCTCGTGTTGTTGAGGAGTTTCAAAACCGCGGGTTGAGCGCACAGCCCTCAGAGCTGCACAGAGAATCACAAAGGCTCATAGATACTCTCAGACATCAACTGGCGTCTCTAAATAAAACAGGCGTCCCAATTTGGAACGCAGACGCCCCGATCGTTTTCGTTGTGTCAGAGGCTAACGAGGTTGATAAAGCGCGGGGTGAATTTTTGTCAGGCCCTGACGGTAGAACGTTCCAAGACTTGTATCTCGATCGTCTCAAATTGCGAAAATCTGAGGTGTGCGTTTTGGACGTTTCGCAGGTTGTTTGGCTAGAGAAGGCTGATCCTGTGGCGGTTATCGCGCTAGGGCGCACAGCCAAAAAGGTTCTAGGCGACGTCGCAATTTGCAACTTGCCGCACCCTAAAGCTGTAAGACGTTTCGGGGATAGTGGCGAAGTCGGGCGAAAACTAAAGGCAGTCTCAAAACGCATCACGTCCCATATTGAGAATTTAAGCCTTGACGCTATGACCACACATGAGCGACAATCAACACCTGAAGACTGCAACAGTGCAAGCACGCGATCAGGACCGATTGATAAGTCCGAAAATGAGACGCCTGCACAGGTTGACGACGTTGACTCAGAGCCCGATTCGCAGATTGAGACGCGGGGGGATGAGAGGCAGGATGTTGATTCTGGAACGTCTGAAACTCAAGATCTGTCTAAGTCGTTGACGGTGCCGATTGCTAAGGCCGACTCGGAGAAAAAGATTGTATATGGAATCGTTCTCGATCCGTATCAAATCGATGCACAAGATGATTGGTGTTCTCCCAAAGCGATTGAAGAGACAGCGCACGACTGGCTTTCAAAAAGTCGCATTATAGGATTTGACCACACAGCTAAGGCTGATGCGTACCCGGTTGAGTCCTCGATAATTCCTTATCCAAGCGCTGAGGATTATCAAAATGCGATGGCAGGAAAACCCCACCGGGCGTATCGAATGCCATTCGGCGACGATGTTGTGCATTCGGGTTCATGGGTTTTAGGAACGAAACTAGGTGACTCAGAATGGGACAGAGTGAAACAGGGCGAGCTTAATGCCTATTCAATAGGCGGATATGGAAAGCGCGCACCGATGTCCCAAAGTGAGATGCCAGATGTTGAGTTTGTAGAGTTGAACGAGGATCAATAATGCCGATCACGGCGCTAACAGATTTGGAAACCGTAGAGGTGAGTTTGGTCCCAGCAGGGGCGAATCTCAAAAAGCGATTTCCCATAATGAAACGAAACGAGGAAGGTTCGATGTCAGATATCCTGCACGCAGTCATTGACGCTCAAACGAGCGACGAATCCCATTTTGATAAAGTCGCAAAATCAGCAAACCTGTCTGAGGAAGCTGCCGCAGCCGTCAAAGGCGCGATGAAAATTCTCAATGCTTACTCAGATATGATCCCCGCAGAACAAGCTCTAGCGGTAGTTTCAGAGGGTTTGGGTGTAAAGAAAATGACAGAGTTCGAAGAGGGCAAAGAGTCAGAGGGTGCGAAACTTTCTGACGAGGACGAGGACGAGGAAGAGGAAGAAGTAAAAGAGCTTTCCGAAATGATCACCGAGTCCGAAAAAGCTACAGAGTTCGAAGAGGGCAAAGAGTCCGAAGGTGCGACACTGGCTGACGAGGAAGAGGACGAGGAAGAGGACGCAGAGAAAGCGGAAAAGGAAAATCCCGATTCGCTACAGAAATCTCTAGCCGCTCTAGATCCTGCTGTCCGAGATCAAGTTACGGCTCTTTGGAAGTCTCAAAAAGAAGCTGTCGCAAAAGCGGACAAGCTTGAAAAGTCTCTGGCCAAAGAACGAGACGAGCGCGTGCGCAAAGAGTTTATCGCAAAGGCACAGACAGAGTTTCGTTTTGTGCCTGGCAAATCACCCGAAGAATTAGGATTGATGCTGAAGTCGCTCTACGCGATGGATTCTCAAATTGCAAAAGACATTGAGGGGATCTTCAAGTCTGTTAGTGCGATGGTTGAGAAAGGCGATCTGCTTGATGAACTCGGTTCAAGTATGACTGGCGAGGCTGCGAGCGGCAGTGCTTACAGCAAGCTAGACAACATCGCAAAAAGTCGTGTCGCAAAATCGGACGAGTCCTATGCTAAAGCCTTTGAGAAGGCTATGCGCGACAACCCCGGTCTATACACCGATTATCTTAACGAACAAGCCAAGTAGAGGAGAATCTCAAAATGGCATACTCAGAGAACATGATCGCAATCAGCCTAGTTGCTGGGGAGGATCTCTCATCTAGCCAGTACTATTTTGTATCCGTGAATACGAGCGGGCAGGCAGTACTGACTGGCGACGACGGCAACCCCGTTGGCGTTGTACAAAACAAGCCCGAATCTGGGCAAGTTGCTACAGTCTGCATTTATGGGGTGACGAAGCTCTATATTGGAACAGAGTCAGGGCTTGGGGCAGGTTACAACGTAGGCTGTGATAGCAATTCTGCAGGCAAGGTATCCGATACCGGGTCATTTAGAATGGGTGTCGCATTAGAAGATCCAACCGCTGATGGGGATATCGTTTCTGTTCTCCTTCAGAAAAACGGCAAGCAAGCGTAAGGGAGTCCCAAAATGCCAAAGCCAACTAGAAGTGACGTTCACGTCAATAGTCCCCTCACCAACGTGAGTATCGCATGGGTACAAGATCAGGCTAAACTGAGCACAAGCACGCAGTGCTTTCCTCTAATCGGAGTGCCTAAACAATCAGATGTCTACTTTGAATATGATCAAGGTGACTTCTTGAGATCAACCGCGCAGGTTCGTGCCCCCGGCACAGAGTCAGCAGGTGCGGGATATGGTCTCAGCACCTCGTCCTATTCTGCGACTGTTAATGCTTTGCATAAAGATGTCGCAGATCAGATCAGAGCAAACGCAGATGCGCCCCTTGATATGGACGCAGACGCAACAAAGTTTCTGACACAACAAATGTTGATCAAGCGGGATCTTGATTGGGCAAGCAGCTTTTTCAGCGGCGGATCTTGGACCGGTTCAACAACCGGATCTGACATCACGCCCAGCACAAAGTGGGATGCGAGCGGTGCAACACCGATCGAGGACATCGAAGCGCAAGCGGATTCTATCGAGGCTAAGACTGGTTTTCGTGGGAACGTGATCTGCCTCGGTGTTGCGGCGTTCAATGCCTTGAAAAATAGCGCCGACGTCGTTGACCGAATTCGCTACACGCAAGAGGGAATCGTAACAGAGGATATTCTTGCGGGGCTTCTCGGAATGAAAAAAGTGAT